AGTGCAAGCTAATTTTGACCAAATACGCAATGACGTAAACAACAATGCGTCTGGGGGTGGGGGATCAGGCGACATAATTGGTCCATTAGGTGCAGTTGATGGAAATTTAGTAGTATTTGATGGTATTACCGGAAAAAAGGTTAAGGATGGTGGCTCGTCGTCAACCGGGTATAGGGGCGCAGTTGTAACGCCGACAGCCGGACAAGTATTTAATGCTGCTGGTAGCACTGACGCTATATGGGCTACGACAGTTGTAGATACAGACAGTGCCTTTAGTGCATTACAACCTACACGGCTTACGGTTCCGACAGGAGTAACTAAAGTACGACTATCAGCTCAATTTTGGGCAAATACAAATAATAACTATTTCCAAATGGGATTTAAAAAAAATGGCGCAGCGCTGTCCCCAGTCGTAGATGTAATGGTGGTCGGGGGGGTGGAGGCAGGCATACGAAATGAAACGCAGGTACGGAGCTATATGGTACCGTGTGTAGCCGGAGATTATTTTACATTTTACATTAACACCAGTTATGATAATATAGGGCAGGATACCGCTGATAGAAACTGGTTTGAAATGCAGATTTTGGGGTAGTAATGGGCGACCCAACATTATTTTTGAGTAAAACGGGATATAGGCGAGTTAAAGCATCTACAAATGCTGACCTAACCGGACCGGTGACGAGTGTGGGAAACGCCACATCCATCGCGGATTCTATCGCGTTACCCGGAAGTCCCACAACTACTACACAGTCTTTAGGAACTAATAATACAACCATAGCAACCACTGAATTTGTTTTACAAGAGATTGGATCACTAACCACAGCGGACATCCCGGACAGCACAGACGCGCGGTACGTGACAGATGCCCAACTGGTTGTTATCGGGAACACTTCTGGAACAAACACTGGGGATGACCCACTATCTGACCATGACACAAGTGACCTAGCTGATACGACAGATTACAGGTACGTCACAGATGCACAGCTCGCCACTATTGGTGATACTTCGGGTGTAAATACCGGGGACCAGAACACTAAAACACTCCCGTACGACCCAGACCTACTTTTGAATACCCCTGCCACTGTTACAGTCTTGCAGGAAGTTATTAATAGAGCATGGGCGACTGGTATCACTAGCGGTGGAGCGTTGGTAGATAATACGAACGGTACCATTAAAATAGAAACAGGGGAAGCCGCCATTCGCACAACGGCAGATGGCACAGCCCCCTTATACCTAGTAAAGTTTGATGAACAGACACCCATTAACTTGACAGACGATGCCACTAATTACGTGTATTTAGATTATAATGGGGGCTCTCCCCAGTTTGTGGCATCTACCTCAGAAACGGCTGCGGACGAGTACACAAAAATCCCAGCATACGTTGTCCATAGAAATGGGAATGACATCGATTATTTGGATGTTCGCGGTAATAACATTGACAGTAAAAAATGCACTAATTGCAAGTTTAGGAGTCTTGCTAAATTTATCCGCAGCGGGGATGGTTCAGTTTTAGGCGAACCATCTAGCCTAGCTGTGAGTCTTACCGCAGGTTCTTTTCGTTACAGATCAGCTTGTGGAGATCATATCGCTTTTGATACAAGCGTTGCTGGAACGGCTAATGCTAATGTTTTTACACACTATCGTAGAAACAGCGCGGGTTGGACAACAACTACAGACCAAAAGCTAATAGATACAACCCTTTGGGACAATGACCAAGCCACCCCTACTGTTTTAGGGAATAATAGGTACGGAGTATCTTGGTTCTTTGTTGTAAACAACACCCCCTCTAGTTTTACAACTGTTATGGGACAAGAAGAGTATCTTAATCTTGCGGCGGCGAGAATAGCAACTCTTCCTGCTTACTTACCGCCAGTTATCAGTGGTTTGGGGGTACTTGTTGGATATGTTATATTTAAAAAGAATGCAACATCTTTTGCTGCTATCCAAAGCGCCTTTATCCAGACTTTTGCTACGACTACTCCAACGTCACATAATGGTCTTTCCGGGTTAGATGGGGGTACTATAGATGAGTATTATCACCTAACGGCTGCGGAGCACACTGCATTGGGGGTTATTGGGGACGGAACTATCACTCTTGCTAAAATGGCTGACCTTGCACAAGACCAATTTATAGGCAGGGTCACTGCTTCAACTGGAGTGCCGGAAACGGCGACTATAACTGCTGCTGCTAGGTCTGTTTTAGATGATGTAAATGTTGGTGCCATGAGAGTAACACTCGGGCTAGAAATAGGGGTAGATGTACAAGCTTATGATGTTAATACAGCCAAGTTAAACGTAGCACAGGAGTATACGAAAGCACAAAACTTTGACGCAACAACATTAACTGACGCAGCAACTATAGCGTGGGATTTGTCTGCTAACCAAGTCGCTAAAGTGACACTTGAAGATAATAGGACTTTGGGGGCACCTACGAATAAAAGAGATGGGGGTACGTATATATTACGAGTTATTCAGGATGGTACAGGATCAAGGACTCTTGCTTATAATGCGGTATTTAAATTCCCCGGTGGGACAGCACCGACACTCAGCACTGGGGCGGGGGCGATAGATATTTTAACATTTATTTCAGATGGCACGAATATGTACGGTGTTTGCCAATTAGAGTTTAGTTAATGTTTACTTTTCCTATATGCCACTATTCAAGTGCGGAGGAGGAAGGACCGCCGGGGGGCACAGACTGGTCATCGGTTGGGAACGAATCCGGTCCAAGTTCTGTGTCGATACCAGCAATAACGACTTTAAGTGAAACCAGAGTGTGCTTTGTTGACCAATACACAGACAGTTTACAAACCTATGATTTTATTAATGATACTGGCTGGATTAAAACTGGTAACGCCCTTTCTTTAGGGTTTGCGGCTTCAATACCCGCGGTAACAGCATTAAGTGCTACAAGAATATGTTTTATTGACCAAACAAATGATAGCCTACAAGCTTATGACTTTGATGGTACAGATTGGTCTACAGTAGGTAACCCTCTCGATTTAACCACTGTGTCATACCCATATATAACAGCTTTGAGTCCGACTAGGATATGTTTTACTGATAATAATAGTAACAGCTTACAAACTTACGACTTTAATGGATCAAGCTGGTCAGCGACGGGCAACGCTCTTAGTATACCTGCTACCGTCTTAGTACCATCAATAGTAGCATTAAGTTCTACTAGGATATGCTTTTCTGATTATTACAGCAATGGTTTACAAACCTATGAATTTGATGGGACAGACTGGTCAACGGTAGGTAACCTACTTGATTTAACAGCGGTAACGTATTCATCGATAGCAGCTTTGAGCGCTACTAGAGTGTGCTTTGTAAGTACGAATACCAATAATTTACAAACTTATGATTTTATTAATGATACTAGCTGGATTAAAACTGGTAACGCCCTCAGCTTAGGCACTACAACAGCCCCCGAACTAACAGCTTTGAGTGACGACAGGGTATGCTATACTGGGTCTGGTGTTAAATTACAAATATATGAGTTCACTTAATGATTGTAACTTCTAATTATCTATGTTAAACTGAAAATAGTACAACTTCAACAGGAGAGAACCCCCATGACACTTCCTTTTACATTATTTGACTCGCCACTTAACCCTTCTATGGCTGACTTTAACGTATTGATTAATCAACTTAATACGTTATTTCCGAATGTATCTGTAGTCGGGGATGAGGCAGTTTCGGGGCATCTCACAGTAGCACTCACAACCGCACTTACAGGTAATGCTACAGCAGCGGGCACACTTACGGTAACAGGATTGACTACGGTTAACGGCGGGCTTGCAGGTGGGGCTAGCGCGGACATTGCCCTTAATACAAACAAATTCACAGTTGATGCCACACAAGGGGATACAGTAATTGCTGGAGACTTAGATGTTGCTGGAACTGCAACTTTTGCAGGTATCGTAGCAGCAGCCGATGTGTCGATGACAGGGGTTCTTAAGCTTGACACAGTCTCTCAAGCTCTCAACGCAACAATCGCTCTTGCAGCGGGTGCCACGAACAGCATCGACGCTACCATTACGATGGTAGACATGGCGGGTACTACCGTGACAGGTGTACATGAAGTCGAAGTGTTCATAACGGAAAGTAACACGGGGGCACTCGGACTCACCGCTGATAGCGCATCGGGGGCACTCACAGCATCTACGGGAGTTGTTCTGACTGCATTGACCGCAAAGAAGCACATCACCGCAGTGACGGACGTGAACGGGGTTCTTGTACTTAACCTTGTCGATTCAGCGAAACCGGCTGACCAATACTTCGCCGTGAAACGCCCATTTGGTTCTTTAATACTTTCTGCCGCTTCGGGTGCTGATTGGGGCGCTTAATTTTAACAAATAGGGAGGCGCGTAAGATGTTAAAAAGTGTAATTGAAGAAGAGATTGCGAAACTGGAAGCGGCTGCGAAACAAATGATCGCTAATGCAAACGCTAATGTCGGAGCGCTACAAGCGTTTCGACATGTTTTAAAATTGCTCGAAGAAACAGAGGTAAAAGATGTCAGTGACACCCCCGATCCCACTATATAGTGGTCCAATAAACCTAGATATTGTTAACCAACTCGTTAACGCCGTTAATGTGCTTGGCGCAGCCGGTGATAATGGTGGAGTTGTTATATCTGGGTCTAGTACCCCAACTCTAGCTGTTACTGGGACAGTTACTATATCTGGTGCTAATACAGGTGATGACCCACTATCGGATCATGATACAAGTGATTTAGCTGATAGTACAGATGCACGGTATGTCACAGATGCACACCTTGTTATTCTAGGCAATACTTCTAATACCAATACTGGAGACCAGACAGATATATCTGGGAACGCAGCAACTGTAACTGGCGCGACGTTTACGACAGCTTTAACAGTCAATACTGGAACTGTGACACTGACCGGGGACGTCGCTAACAGCTCAGTATTAACTCTTGGTGCAGGAGCGGTTTCTGTATCTGGTGCCAATACTGGGGATCAAACAATATCCGATGCTACTATATCCATCACTGATATTACTGACAACAATGTGTCTATAACTGCACACGGGTTTGCCCCTAAAGCACCAAATGATGCAGCTAAATATCTGGACGGTACTGGCGCATATACTGTCCCGTCAGGTGGTGCTTCCGAAATTGACGATTTATCAGATGCAGTTGCAGATGATTCAGTCCTATACAATCTATTTATGGGCACAGACGCGGGTGGAACTACTCCATTAGGCTCTTATAATGTTGCACTTGGCCAAAATGCAATGGCGGGTGTTTCTACAAGCGCGGCTGACTATAACACAGCCATAGGATACGACGCACTTGCTGCGTTAACATCTGGACATAGCAATACTGCTATGGGTTCTGGCGCACTTGATGCAAATACTTCTGGGTTATATAACACCGCTATTGGTAAAGACGCTCTCGGTACGATAAATGGAAACTCTAATTATAACACGGCTATTGGTGGGTTAGCTCTCTCAACTCTTGGCGTTGGTGGTGTAAACAATACATCAATGGGGTACAATAGTTCATCTCAAATAACCGACGGGGCAAAAAATACTGCTATTGGTTCTCAAGCGGGGGCGACTATAACGACGGGTGATGATAACATATCAATTGGTTATGCCTCGCGCCCATCCGCTGCTGCTGCAAGTAAACGAATCCAGATTGGATCAAGTGCTTCCGCCGTTGCAGATAATACATGGGTAATGGGGATTATTGGGTATAAACAGGCTATTGTTGAGGGCTCAAACGCAGCTATGGGTCTTGCTACACTCTCTGGCGGGACTATTACAGTCTCTAACACACTTGTTACAGCTAATTCACGCATATTCATCACTACACAGGCAGACGGTGGCACACCCGGAGCAGTTAGAGTGTCTGGACGTTCAGCAGGAACTAATTTTGTAATTACATCATCTAGTGGAGCAGACACATCTACAGTTGCATGGGAAATTAAGGAGCCAAATTAATGTTTGCAATACTGTTTCAAAAAATAGAACAATTGAGTGGCGCAGCACAAAGTTATACGGCAGCAGGGTTCGGACTCTTAACGCAGCTTGATCCTATGCAAATCGGGGCGGCACTATTATTAATTATTAGAATAATTGTAGACGCACCAAGAGCTTACAGGACTGTTCGGGATTTATTCAAAAAGGATTAAGTGTTGAAATGGTTCGCAATAGTTGTTATAGCTTGGTCACTTGCATTTCCACCCAAACTAGTGGAGAGTCACATGTTCCCTTTGCCTATACGTCTCAATAACCCCGGAGCAATTGAGAAAAATAGTATCGATTGGCAAGGGGCGACCATGCTTCAAGATCATGACAGATTTGTGCGTTTTAAAACTCCACGAGCTGGCATTCGGGCGTTAATGAAAGTGCTTGTTAATTATAAGAAAATTCACAACATCAATACGATAGAGGATGTCATCCATCGATGGGCACCCCCGTTTGAAAATGACACAGGATCATATATCTCAGATGTATCGATGAGGACTGGTATGTTGCCAGTACAACCAATTGATTTAGAAGACCCTATGGTACTCATCCACGTTGCTATGGCTATTGTAATGCACGAGAATGGTGCACCCCCAAAGGACATGCCACAAAACTGGTATGAAGACGAAATGTTTATTGGTGTGGCTGCGGAGGTATTAGAAGGGTGGTAGTGTTCAGCTTAATACTCGCAATTATTCGGTCAAAGCTAAAGTCAATTGTATTTGGCTTTATCCCGTTTTTGCTGCCTTTTGTAAAACCGACTTTACCATATATCACCGGTTTCCTGTTTTTATTAACTGTGATGAGATAGAGAAAAAAGTTATGTCGTTGAAAGATAAAGCACTCAATAAGAGGTTAAACAAATGGCTAAGGGACTGATAGCTATTGTCGTATGTTTGTTTCTGTCTGGTTGTGGGGCAACTGTCATACAGTCATGCGCATGGGTTACGCCAATATATCCTAGTAAAGATGATGTTTTAACTCGTGGGACAAAGCAACAAATTATTACACATAATGAGACAGTTGAAAAACAACGTAAGTAATGTTATAATTAAGGGTAAATATAAGGAATAGAGATATGGGATTAGCTAACATTTACGACATGCAAAGGGACATTTATCGGAAGAAAAAATGGGCTGCCGCCTTTCCTAATTCATCTCCCTCCACACCCTCCACACCTTCCGCGGCTTCTCCTGCGGGAACTACTAGGATGCCCTTTCAGAGTACAACTACAACAACCCCAATATCTGGGACGAAAGGTCCATTTAAGGCTCTCCAAGCCCCGTTACTCGCCGCTGGACAACAAGCTATTACTGGCGGTCAGGCTATGTATCAGACTGGGATGGACCCACAAGGTGAACTTCGCGCTAGAGAAGAACAACGTCTACGCGATGCAGCCAGAGTTAACGCAGCAGCTCGTGGCATTACTATGTCACCTTATGGCGCAGGTGTTGAAAACCAAGCTATGGCGAATTTCGGAATTGACTGGCAGAATACCCAACTCTCCCGCCAAGCACAAGGTATGCAAGGTCTGGCTATGGGGGCGGGTGTGGGGCAGGGTTTGTTTGACGCTCAGTATGGTGGCACTACTGAAACTTCTGGGTATAATACCCAAATGACACCCCAACAAAGAACCGCAGCTCCTAGTTATGCCCCTAGTGGGGGTTATGCCCCTAGTGGAAGTTATGGTGGTAGTAGCTATGGGGGGCAAGTATCTGCACCTAGACCCAGAACTGTAGTAGACTGGTCACACATTGACGGGGGTGAGTCACCGGAAATGCCACAACAGCCTTCGCAGTCCCCCTATCGCCCAATAACTATGGCTCCGAGCTATCAAGACCCTACAGGTGGATTATTAACCTCAAGGGGTACGGACTATAGGGCAATTACAGACCCAGTCAATTATCCTATGGCTTCACCACAACAACTTATGGGTGCGTATACCGGCACAAGCTGGGATGCTCCAGACGTATCTACAGTTGGTGGAACTGGTGGGCTATCATATCAAGATTTAATGGGTGGTCCAAGCCAACCAAGTGCCAGTCAGGCTTATTATGGCGGTGCAGATAACTTTGGTGGTCTGGGGATAACCCCAGCAGAAGATACAATGTCATCATGGGATGATCTGTATGCAGAAATAGATTCATGGTAGGGTGATCTCGAATGGTAGATAATTTTTCTTTTGAACAAGTACGACGCTTACTCGAAGCGACAAGGGAGGACGTACCTACGCAACAAACTTCTCCATTTCAGAGTACGGGTATGTCCCCCCGTGAGTTACACGAAGCTCAAAGAGCAAGTCCGGGATCAAGAATAGTAATGGAGGGTGGACGTGCCCCACAGCTTATGTCTCGCGAGGAAACAAGTCGCACCGCCCTCCCTTTTCTTCGACAAGAGGAGACGAGAGTCGCAAAAGAGGACGCAATTCGTGGGAAAGGGGGCGCAAGTGCAACCACCCCAATGGAATTTTTGAATCAACTACGTCGTCAAAATCCAAAAGCCTCGACACAACAATTGAAACTCATGATGAAAGCCGCAGAACAGTCTGGTATGTTCACAACTCCAAAAGGTAGTAAAGCCGGTAAAGCCGACAAGTTATCTAAAACACTTGACATCGGGGCAGAAGTTGGTGATCTCACCCCCTCTAGCCTCTTAGCTCGACTTCGTGAACAGAATCCAAATGCTACACCGCAACAGATATGGAACACGATGAGAGTTGCAAAACAGACCGGTATAATTGCAGCACTAAAAACGGATAAAACCCCGTCAATTGGGCGGAGCGCGTTCGCTCAGGCAATGACTCGACTGGATAAAGACCCAAAAACAAAAGGTCTCCCTGAAATGACGAAACAGATGATAGCTCGCGGACTTGAAAAAGGCACTACAGTAGACCCAGAGACTGGAGAAGTAATAGCGGCTAAGGGTGCTGGTAAAGCGGTTGGGGAGCTGGCGTCACAAGAAGAGTTTTCTAAAAAAATGGGGAGTCAATCTGGTAAAGAGCTTATAGAGTACAGAGAAAATGCAATGGATGCACGAAAAACAATGTTCTCAAATGTCAGGGCGAGAAAACTCTTAGATGCTGGGATGGTTACGGGATTTGGTGCTGAGTATATAACTGGGTTCAATAAAGTCCTGAATAAACTAGGATTTAAAGATAGTGAGGATGCAGTTGCGAACACAGAGGCTTACGTAGCACTGCGTGCGAAAGAAGTAGGGCGTGTGATTAAGTTATTCGGTGCCGGTACCGGGCTGTCTGATGCGGATAGGGAATATGCAGAAAAAGCAGCTGCGGGTAAGGTAACGCTGAACGAAGAATCTTTAAGACGAATAATTGAGATTTCTGATAAAGCATCATACAGGGCTGTCTTGATGTTCAATAAGGAGCTTGGGAAAGTCCCGAAGGGATCAATGCCATACGATTTAACTATTGATATTGAAACTATGCCTCAACCATATTGGGACATGGGTGAGGAAGTAGTTGGGGGCGCGACAGCAACCGGTGCAGATAATGCAACAGTTGGCGGGATGCCTCAAGGGTGGTCTGTAACAGAGGTACAATAATGCCAAGTTTTGAGTTTACATCCCCAGAAGGAAAGAAGTACCGAGTTGGTGCGCCGGAAGGTGCTACACAAGCACAAGCGTTTGCGATGCTGCAAAAGCAGCTAGGTCAACCTGCACAACCAATACAGCAACCTAGTACGCAACCCATACAACGTACAGCACAACAACCAGAACAACAGGGTTTTTTGTCACGAGTGGGTACTAGTTTAAAATCTCGTGTTGATAAAGCTGAGAAGATTAAAGCCGCACACAGAGCAGGAACGCGGACACTACCAGAGAGTATTTTACAAGGTGTGGGTAAAGTCGGTGCCGGAATTATGTGGGACGTCACTGGAGAAGCTATTACAAGTGCGGGTAAGACACTACAACTGGAAGAAACTTATAGGGAGTTGCCGGAGGGGGTAAGAAAAACTATTGAATCTAACCCTGTACTTAAATTTGGAATATCTATGGCACAAAGGGGGTCGGAAGTATATGATAAGTGGGCAAAGCAGAACCCACGTTTTGCGGAAAATTTAGAGGCTGCCGTTAACATAGCCTCTTTTTTCCCAATACCCACAGGAAAGCTACTTGGTAAAGCGGGTAAAGTAGGTAAAGAAGTTAGCAAAGGTGTGGGTGAGGTTACTGCCGTTCGACCTATAGCAAAGGGGCTTATGTCCCCGTCGACGGGCAAAATGAGAAAAGTTATGGATAACTTAAAAGAAACTGCGAACAGTACAATTAAAGATATAAAAGGTTCAGGTGTAGTATTCGGAAATAAAACAGGAAATGCACTGATTAAATCTTTAGATGATGCAATGGGCTCGATTAAAGGAGGGGCTCTATTAGATAGAGTCGAGGACGTAGCAAAGAAGATAGCTGGGTTTAAAAACCAAATCTTAGCTGGTGACACGTCGATGAGCAATATATATTTTCAAAGAAAGACACTGTCCGAATTAGAGTCACTTGGTGGAGATAAAGGTGCCTTAGCACGCAAAGCCCTCGACGGGTTCGACGAAGTCCTAAATTCCCCCACCCAACATTTAGATATTATCGGGGGCAATCCAAAAATGGCGGGGGCAATAAAAAAATACAATAAACAATATAGCCAATATAAAGGGTATGAACAGGTTGCCGCAGCTACAGAACTCGCGAGTGAAAGCGCAGCTAAGTCGCGCAAAGCATTTCAAAAGATTGTTAAGTCGAGGTATTTTTCAGGTCTCAGCCCAGAAGTCCAGAGACTTTCAAAAATAGCGACTAAGGGAAAAATAGCCGGGAAGTTTATGGATAATATCGGTGTTCTAAGTCGTATATTTAGTCTTGGTGCTGTAGGAAAAAAGGGTGCGGTAGTTGGTGGGCTTACTACGGGGATCGTACCAGCCATAAACCCTACTGTCGGCTTAGGCGTAGCAGGGTCTATGGCGGCTGCTAAGAGTGGTAAACTTATTCAGCGTGGGACAGCAGCGGACGTATTAAAAGCTATTCGGGACGCGAAATGAATGATCTTACGCCACCCGGTAATAAAGAAATAGTTTCACAGAACGCAGACGATCTTTCTCGCGTTGTTCATAAAGCTTTGCAACAGATTGAAACAATTCTTGATACCGATAATACACTGATTCGGGTAGAGGACCGGTGGAGGGCGATGTCGATAAAAAAAGACGCAGCGATCTCTATAATCAACGCCGGTCTAAAAGCTGACGAAAATAGGTTCCGAAGAGAAAATAAAGATATTATAGAAAAACTCTATGCAAAGATAGAAAAAAGGGATAACATAGTAGAAGGTGTAATAATTCACAAGAGGTAAATATCGTGCATAAACTGAGCGTAATTTTAGTCACTTTATTTGCCACATTTTCCATTTTACTCGTCACGACACTTTCAAAAAGTTATGAAGAAACTACCTCAAAACTTATGTGGTCAAATGACACATTGCGACTTCATGTATTAGAACTCCGACACTTGCTATATGACTGCAGAAACCCAAAAATAGCAACGCTGGCAAACACTGAAAATTCGACTGGGGGGGCGTACGTTCTGTCTGTATTCATAGATGGTAGTGATAAACGAGCGTGGATAACCCTTAGGCGTTATAACCACCCAACATGGGGGTTTTACCAATGTAATAATAGTAAAAGCGACCTTGAAAAAGTATTTCCTAGTGTCTCTTTCACCTGCACACAGGAGAAATTAGTATGATAGATGACGAAGAAACCCTGCGAGTGTATGAAGAATCCGAGCGGAATCAAACTGTCGCGGCACGAACACTTGGGCTTGCACGTACTACTTTTCGAGATCGGTTAGAGGGTGCCCGCCGCAGACAAAAGGATAAATCAGTAGCTCACCTTGACCCCCTTGTACCAGACGGGCAAATGCTCAAAGGGGTATCAACTTTGTATGGGGCGGACGGAAACGTAAAATCCCAATGGGTAAAAACTAACATTGACCTAGATCGCCAGCTAGAGATAATACAAGAAGCCGCTGAGGCGTTGACAGGTGACATACCAAAAGCGACCCCAGTTAAAGCACCTAAGAAAGTTGTAAATGACTTAGCATCAGTGTACATATTAACTGACTACCATCTAGGACAACTGTCAATTGCGGAAGAATGTGGGGGTGAGGAGTGGAACACAGACAAAGCCGCAGAATTTCTTACACAATGGTTTGCAAAAGCTATAGTGGCTTCCCCGGATAGTGATACAGCGATACTTTGCCAGCTTGGGGACTTCTTACACTATGATAGCGTTATGCCTGTGACACCAACGTCAGGTAATTTACTTGATACTGATAGCAGATATTCAGAAATAGTTGGTGTAGCGATAGTGGCACTAAGGCAGGTTATTGGGCTGTTGTTAAAGAAACACAAGCATGTGCATATAATCATGGCAGAAGGGAACCACGACATAACGTCATCTATATGGCTCAGGGCTCTATTTGCAGACAAGTACAGCAAAGAACCACGAGTAACTGTAGATAACACCCGGACACCATTCTATATGTTCGAGTGGGGTTTAACATCTTTATTCTTCCATCACGGACATAAAAAGAAAATGGCGGAACTGAGTAAAGTATTTGCGTCAATATATCGTGATACATTTGGTCGTACAAAGTATAGCTATGCCCATACAGGTCACCTGCATCATGTAGAACAAAAAGAAGATGGGCTTATGGTTACAGAACAACACCCAACTATGGCGGCAAAGGATGCACACTCTACTCGTGGCGGGTATGTATCAAACAGGGGTGCGTCCGTCATTACTTACTCAAAGACATTCGGCGAGGTGTCACGTATAACAATTAGACCGGAGATGATAAAATGAAAAATCAAACAGTAAAAATTGGATACAGGGACTTTCAATTGCTATTTGCGGACAAGCTGGAGACTGAGAACATGGTCGGGAGTTGTAACGCCACTCATGGTATAATTGAAATAGAAGATAACCGTGATTGTGTAGAACACACGAACACAATTTTACATGAAATTTTACACGCTATATTCCATACGCAGGGTGCGGGGTTGTCCGCGAAAGAAGAAGAGCGTATAGTAAATATAGTTGCTAACGGTCTGACTCAAGTTCTACGCGATAACTCAGATTTCATACAAAGTGTGTTGGATGATTTATACCACCCTAATCGAAGTAATAATCAATAATTCTGAAAAATTTACCTTCTTTAACAGTCAAAACTCCTGTAGGTGTCCGAAACTTGAGGCTCAGGGCATCTGCGACTTTATTTGGTAATGGCAGTAGCGGAGCCATCCGTTCGTGCCACTTAGCAGCCCTCTCACGAGGGTACCCTGTATGCTCGTAACAAATCCAGTCACGGAACGGTCCATCTAGTGTATTATACGTCACACACATGCTCGGAGTCTTCCCGACCTTCTCATGTCGCCTATATGAGATGTTAACTATTTCATGCCATACCGGTTCTACTTGATTTGACATGACTGCTGCGGTCGAAGCTGTCTTTTTTAGCTCTTCACCCATATCAGGGAATCGGTATCCACAATCCAGACATTCTAAAACACCTGCGAAGCACACAGCGTTACATTCTGGGCATACTTTGACTGGCGCTTCACCTACTGATTCACCATTATATGCTTTTTGTGCGTCTACAAGGTCTATCGGACCAAGTTCTCCTATAACATCGCCAAAGTCTAGCAGACAACAATCATCTTTGCCCGGCGCGGTACGCATCCCTCGACCACCCATTTGCACGTACAGCACAGGACTCCGAGTTGGTCTCATAAATGCCATAAGGTCAATCTCTGGGCAGTTGAACCCAGTAGTGAAACATCCAACGTTAACTAAACACCGGAGATCACCATTTTTGAAGGCATCGACTATCTTATTTCTTTTCACGGTGGGTGTGTCACCAGTCACCATGTCACACGATATGCCCCGCTCTACGAGTTCTTCCATAACGTGTTTACAATGTTTTACACCTGCGGTAAACACAATCCACTTTTTTCTGCCCTGTCCGTGGTGTATTATCTCTTCTACACACGCCGTAGTTATTATGTCCTTATCTACAGCAGCTTGTAACTGAGATTCAATATAGTCACCGCTTCTGGATTTAACCCCAACAGTAGACATCCGCGTTTTAATCGCGGGCGTAACAAGTGGGCAGAGGAATCCTTTTTCAATTAAATACAACATGGGTATTTGATATGCTACGTCTGTAAATAGGCACCCTTCACCTTCTGTAAGTCTACCCTCTGTAGCTCGAAAGTTTGTGCCAGTGAACCCTATGACTTTCAGGTGTGGGTTTATAATCAACATGTCTTTGAGAAAAGACTGGTACATAGTGCTCGCATTGGGAGAAATTAAGTGCGCCTCATCGATAATAATTATGTCTATACTGTGTGGGATTTTATATGCCTTCTTATAAACACTATTTATAGACGCAAAAATTGTTTGCCCTGAAAAGGATTTCTTTCCGAGTTTCGCCGCGTAAAAAGATTTGGTTATGTCTGGGTTTTGTAACATCAAATGGTCAGCGTTTTGAGTCAACAATTCTGTCACATGGGCGAGTACCATAAAGCTAGTATCTGAATACTGCTCTATAGCTTGTTTAATGAACTCTGCAATGAGCAAAGATTTACCAGACCCGACAGGCGCGACAATTAGTGGGTTGCCAGTGCTGTTGTCAAAATAGTCAAACAACGCATCTACTGCTTTGGCTTGGTGTGGATAAAGTTCAAGCATCTTTCCTCTCAATGGTTTCTAGTTTTAGCTCTAGTTCACGAGTGTACCGATATGATCGGTCTAAGCAGTGTATCAGTTCAACAATTTTTTGTTCTGACCATTGATAGTGTTTAAGTAAGACTTAAATTTCTGAGGGCATGACATTCTCCATAAAATCTACAGTACTTACATTGATACCAGTCCGACCCACCTATTTTCTCAGGTGGTTCTTTTGCAGTTATAATTCGCCCTGCTTTATTTACAAGTGATTCGGCATACTCTTTATCCAGCTCAGTACGCACACTGGTTACGCGACGCAGCCCGGGTGTACTAACAGTCAGATAATGTCGATCAAGCCCAGCGTGATACATACAGGACTGGGCTTGTGCATAGTATTTTATATCCCACTCTTTGAGGGATTTCGTTTTGAGAAGTAAGTTGAATTTTTTATCATTACAGGATTTGTGTTCCCAAACATGCCATGATTTTGGAGATTGAAGCAGTCCCAGTATGGCGCCATCAAGGCGACCAGTGAACCGCCCGTCCAGTACGTCAAGCTTATATTGTTTGCCCCCACGGTTTGGGTCGTGCGTATGCAAAGTAACTCCTTTAACTTTCCGCAGGTCGGCTGCCATTGCAGCTTCATCCTCATGCCCGTTTCTGAATATCCGCAATGTGTCTGCATTAAATACCTCCGGTTCTGTAGCGTGTATCTTATACCATAAATATCTACGGCACTCGTGACCTATCTCTCCAAACCCTATGTTCTTACTTACATAGGGGCGCTGCTCGGCTTCAAGAGCTTCGTTAACCGCCACAATGGTCATGTCGTCTCTATCCGGTATTTTTACCATGGTATCGCTCCAAACTCGTAATAGTGTTCCTGTATCGGTGCTAATTTTTCAAATAAAAATATCTCAGTTAACACATCTTTACAAAAATAACCACTAGCAAAATGGTTTCCAGCCCTCCAAAGTTTTGGATTGTTATTTGTATAAAAACATATTCTCCGATCAAAACCCAAGTATTCTAATCTATATTTCATAAACAAAGGTACTCGTTTAGTGCTTTGTAAAGAGTTTTGTGGGAGGAGAATCGCAAACGGGGTTTCAAGCTCATACAACCGTTTCAGAATACGATCTTTGAGAGAAAATGGGGGGTTACTAACGACACAGTCGCACATATCGTCTCTAGTCAAATCAAAAAAGTCAACACCTCCATCTATGTGACTATACTGCACATGGAATCCCTCTGATTTTAACACGCGGACAAACATAGAATCAGGTCTGTCAAAAGGACAACATATCCGCTTATAGCCGCGAGACTTTAAGTAAGGCACTATAGGTAACACACCATAACGAGGGGTTAAACACTCATCACTTTCTTTATTTCTGCCCGCAGTTAAATACCTTTTATTCAGTCCCATTGTTCACACCCTTTAAATTCGATGTGGCGGGTCAGGCTTTCCGCCGGAGGTATACTTATTTCCTACCCGCCACAACATACGTCACCTAGATAACCATGAAAAACTAGGCTTAGTATTCTATTTTTTCCTTTTCCACGGCGGTAATTCTTTTTCACCAGATTCCTCGACTGCTTCCTCAACCACTTTCGGTTTGGTAGGTACCACCCGTTTTGTTTTAGCAACCGGAGTTGTTTTACCCGCAGCGTAGGGCATGAACTTCTTAATACTATTTTGGGGTTTGCCCTCTTTCATTTCACCAGTAGTTTTGTCTTTGTACGCCTGCGGAGGGTCTACCCTAACATCGACCAACAACCGAATATCGTGGAGCTCGTCCGTATCCTTAATCGTCCCCTTCCCAACAGCCTTCACAATTTCTCCAAGCACACGGAATGCTATGTTTACCGCTTTTTCGTTATCGTTTTTAATGTTCAGTCGTTCAAATAGCTTACGACCTGATTGTTCACCCTCTTGAATATCAAGTTCAAGGACAATCATTTGCCCACCCTTTTGTGTTGCTTTAATTTCACTCGCCACAATCATGGCAGTATAGGTACCGGGTGGCACCGGAGTGAACTCGTCACGTTCTGGGACTGTACTCGCGTCAAATATGCCATCAAGTTTAGCCATTACTTTTCTCCCTTACAGTTGTTGGTTGTTAAAAATAGCAAGTGCCTTTTCGATAGCCGCATGTGCCATATCATCTAAGGTACCGTTGTATGGCGTTTGGCAATCCGCCGCTTTAAGGGCGGTAATAATAGTGCCTAATTCTTCGTCAGTTAGTTTCATTACCCCTCCCCTTTACTAAAAAATGGTACGTGTTCAGCTATTGTGCCCCAATAAGCACCGTCTTTATCAAACGGGATTTCCGATGGCAGACTGTACCGATTACCCGCCATAAATGCGGGGCGTTCTTCTGTATACAGCACACGCTCTCCATTGCCGACTGCCCGCTTACGCCCTTCTTTGCTCATACCCTTCTCTTCTTTTTTAACCCCAACATAATAGTTCGCAAACAATATGACATCAGAGTGTTCCATCATTAATGCGCTGGCATGTTTGTGGAGCTTGAGTTCGTAGCGGTCATAAATATCCGTTTCTGGGTTTTCAAATTTTCGTATCATCGCATGTGCGATTTGAATGATGGTCATACCACGCTCATTCCGAAGGTAGTCTAGTATTGCTAGATAATCCCGCCAAATGTCAAGAGCGAAAGCATACCCTTTACCATATCCATAGTCTTCTATAGATGTTATCTTTTTCCCCTTTTCATTAAACGGCTGCTCTTTGATTAAGTGCTGCCACAAAAGGGGTTCCAGCCAATCGAGGGAATCAACCACAACAGTTTTAAAATCGTGGTCTTGTTCTGCAAGCTCTTCCAGACTCGCCATTATATCAGAAAATGATTTTGCGAGTGGGAATGCGCTCACATTCAGCGCATCCAGCCCATCCTCAGCTTGAACAAATACAGGTCGATCCGACATCGCGGCAAAACTACTCTTCCCGATTTTCTGTGGACCATAAATAAGGATACGTGGGGGTTTCCCTTGTGTCTTTTCTATGTTCATTTCATCATCCCCTTTGCAAGAAAATAAATTATAGTGACAAGCGCTCCATGAAACGCTCCGAGTAAAAATGGTGCTATGATAAAATCAATCATCAAATTTCACCTTTATTGCTGTGGTGCCCGGCTTCACAGTTCTGAACGGCATGAACGCGGCTTTCCCTACATCGTCCAGTTCTTTGTATAACACTTCATTAACTCCGTATTTAACCTTGACTGGGGCGCCTTCTGCAAGCAGACCTTTTAACCCATCCTGATCCCATTCCACTTTTTTGGGGGTAGTTATAATGACTTCAAACCCGTTTTCTTTACGTCTAAATGTCCCAGTAATGGGCAGCCCAACTTTAGTGTAATGACTAACAATCCCACTTCGTATTGACTTTTCAATTTCCTTAAGTTCTTTTATATCTATCTGAATAGACTGTAGTTCGTCGATAAGCGTTTTTATATCTTTCATGATTTGCACCTCTTCTATTTACACTACTACATATAGTCTCAGAAAGCAACCCGTTATTGTAAAATATATTTAAACAGGTGTGCTACAACATCTACTGTCCAGCCATTACCCAACATCTTATAGCGTTGAGTGTTTGATACACCCTCAGTATAATTGTCCGGTATTGTTTGTAGTCTTTCACATTCTATTGGTGTGAGCTTCCGCCATGTAAGCCCGTCTGTAGACACTTTTTTCTCTTGGTGCCCCCCGCTTACCGCTAGTAAACTCGGGCACTTGCCTTCTGGTGAATAAACTCGCTTGGTAATATCATACCCTTTGATGTCCGCTTTCCCGATTTCAATTAAAGTGTGCTCTTTTTTAAAAACTTCGACGCACACATTATCTTTCTGTACTGTTGTGAGTGTGTTAGTTTTACCATCTTTCCTGACTTCAAGTCTTTGGGTTGTTAATCCGGCAGTTTTCATTTTGTGATCCTGTCGTTTACCATCCACAATGTAACGCCCCCGTACACCCCCACCAGTGACATAGTTGGTGGTGCCCCCCTCAACTATGTCTTTCAAAAGAATACCCCTATCCTCTGGCAAAGGTGCACCCCAGTTATACCAGTAATACCTTTGCCTATTTTGTGCCGATACCAGCGCAGAATTAATAAATAAAGGTTCAACACCCATATATTCAGTGATGGTATCAAGATATTCTTTTTTCATTTTCACATTTTCAAGGAGTTTATACTGAGGTTTATAGTTGTCTATAATGTCAATCATTGTGAAGAATAACTTTGATCTCGGATCATCGAATGCGAGTTGTTTACCGGCAAAAGAGAATCCTTGACAGGGGGAGCCACCCATAATTAAGTCTGGCGGTTCAATATCCCACTCTTTCCAGTCTGTAACATCACCAAGATGTATAATATCTGGGTGATTCTTTTTAGCGATCTGGATGGCATACTTGTCTATTTCACTAGCGTAATACTTAGTGACTGGCACCCCCGCCTGTTTAAGAGCTTCATAACCACATGCCATGCCGTCAAATAACGATAATACAATCATGTTTTTTACCTCAAAATATATTTTTTTGGTCGTTCTTTTTCGTCGTACGTAATTTTATCCATCTCTTTTAGCGTCCGTTCTATCTCATCCAACTCTTTTGATTTTATTTTCAGCCGTCGTATCATAGATGTTCTGTTCATAGCTCCACTTTCTAGCGCAACCATAAACTCAGAACACCTCTTTTGGAAGTCGCCGTCATACATATTTTCTACAGCAAACTTCATCATAAACCGGATGCTCGCGCCGACCAGTGCTTCTCCGAAGTCTAAATCAGATTCAATTAACGTTGGTGACTCCGGGTCACGAGCGATAGCGATAATCATTGCTACCTTCAAAATGTTTTCCCTATATCGCACCCACAGTGCACCCAGCCCCGTAGCGCGGTGTTTCTTAATCATACTATCTTGAAACCGGAAAAGTTCGTTAACTCTTTTACCCATTTTACCTAGCATTACAATTGTCTTTCTCTGTTCAATAATATCCGGTGCTGCTTCGAGCCCTTCTGTTTTAAACAGAGCCCACCGAGATATAAGGGCTTCCGGCGGCTCAGAATTGTCAGATTCAAAATTTGGTTCTGGAAAATCAGTAGAAGATTTTAACACAATAAATCTGTTAAGTTCTCCTGATTTAATGGCGGCACTCCTCATAGCCTCAGAATAACTATCCATCGTCGTTGTCCCATAGATGCATAGGTTCGGTTCGTAGAGTACCGTCCGTTCGGTAGGTTGACTCGCTAATAACCCACCAGTATACGACGACCCAGAAGATGAATATAACAGGGCTATAAGTTTTGATATTTCCTTTATATATGCCGGAGCCTTTGCATCTAGCAATGCCTTCATAAACATACCGATCTCATCCATGTTTACCAGTATGGATGGTCGCTGCTTCAATTCAAGCAGCAGTCCCGCGCCTGATCTAACATCATCAGGACCGGAGAACTGCTCCAATTGCGATAATTTCAATAGTTGCTTTATCTTTTGTCGGCTGTTGTCTTTGCCCTGCCCCGTTTCTGCAATCCCGACCATGTATATGTTGGTTCTTGTGTTTAATTTTTGTAATGTATACCTCCTGCCAAACACGGCACCCAGCGCGGCTAATATATTCATAATAGAAAGTTCCGGTTGTAACTTGAATGCTGTTGAATTGATCCATGTTAATGTATCCCCCACTAAGCCACCGATATTAATTTTTAACTCTGGTTTTGATTGTTTTGGGGGTGACAACTTGTCCTTGAACGCTTGTAGGTCAACCCCACCTATGTTTGAGAAGTCAAGCTCTTCATACGGTTTCTCTTTTGGTGCCCATCCATTTTCTTGCGCCATGTGCACAAGTGACCCCATCGACACCCCACCACCTTTTTTAAATCCAGCCCATATCCTGAACGACTCACCCATCTTATACTTATTGCTGCCACGTGACCAAGTGTCCCACATTGTGACAGGAAACCCCGCCTCATTCAGTGCCATACCTACCGTTATCCATATATCTCTATCATCTGGACTTACAGCAGCTAACATATTTAATACATCATCTGTTGTCCAGTCTCCAACTACCTCCTCTATCGGTTCAGTTTTTACAGGTGTTTTTTTCAATTCAGATATAATTTTTAGCAACCAAGCCGGCGCGTCCACTATATCTGCGGAGGAGTCCCATTCGTATCGTGATCCGTTTGGGTGGGTGGATGGGGGGGCTGCAATATATCCTCCATCTCCTCTAACATCAATTCCTTTTCCAATTTTTCCAATAGAGCAACCGATCTCCACACTGTGGGATATTTTAAATAAATAATGTTTCCCACCTCCGCCCGTATTCGAGATGAGTGTTTCTGGCAACGATCCATATTTATTCTCTAATTCTTCTAATGATTTATCCCCACCTTTGTCCGAGTCTATATCTAAAACCCAAAATCCAGACGCCTCTCCAGTTGCGATACCTAGATTAAGATTAGTGCGTGCACCCCACATAGATCGTATCGTGCCTTCGTCTTTAGATGCGTCATGGAACCCGTTAGGCGTAGCTGGGGCTTTGCTGCGGGGTAACAGAGGGAACACAGCCCATCCATGATCTCCGTACTCTATGGCATCTTGTAAGCTCATTTAAACACCACAATAAAAAACGGCATTCTAAGACTCCTTTATCTTATTTATCTCGTCTGGGGTTAGTCCACCGTGACTCCACTCGCGCCGAGCCCCATGCTTTATTTGCATCCTCCTACGCACCTCAAATGTACGCTCGCATGTCTCACTTGATACTCTTGTTGACGTACAGCCGAAGTCCATCAGCTCCTTTGGTGCTGCCTGACTATTCTGCGTACATATATAAAAATAGCAAAATACCCCAACAACTGATATGATAAGCCCGCATGTAATTATTATTTTAACTGGTGTCATTTGTCATACCTTTCATTTTCAAAACCCTCAGCATCGAGTGGTAAGTCAGGTGCCCAGTCGGGCGGAGTCCGCATTTCACACAATATATTATCTAGGGCGGTAGTATCATCTTTTTTAACAACATATAAAATATCGTCGTGAGTTGTGGTAGCTGATTTGTATTTGTATTTGTTGTCAACATTTATTATAACACGGGCAGTGAAATTCCGACCAAGTTTCTGAATTATATTCTCAACAACAAGACCTCCGTATATTTTTTTATCTCTAACTTTATAGTTTCCACCTCTTGAATCTTGTTCGTCATTTTCCCAATGTAACCCTGTATAGTCAAGGGCTGTGCCATCTGGCATAATTATTTTATATCCATCGATAGTTAGACACCGAATTTTATAGGGCGCTAATCCTTTATCCATGTCCTCGAGGACCTGTTGAAAACAACCCCACGTACCAACAACTTTGGGGTGGGTATTTCGATAAATCTGAATAGCCCGCTCTGCTTCGGCGAGCGAAATTTTTTGCTTCGCTTGTTGTAGCGCGATAGACTGAAACTTCGGTGCCCCAACTCCATATCCTGATCCTAACTCAGTCACTTTCCCTAGCTTTCGTTCAGCAACGTCTTTTTTAGTGATTGTCCGCCCAAAAAATATAGACGCACCTTCACAGTAAATATCCCGCCCCTCTCTAAACGCCTCGGTAATGTTGTCTTGTCCTGCAAACCAATTCAGTAACCTACATTCAATCTGTGCTTCGTCCGCGCCGACTAGTTTGTAACCCTCTGGAGCCAAAACCGCTTTTTTAATCGCTGGTATAAGATTCTGCCAATTCATTTTGTCCCCGCCTGACCATCTGCCAGTATGTCTAGCTCCATGATAATTTAGGTACACTGGCAATGCTCCGCGACTGTAGGTGTCTAGGAACCGCACGCAGCGAGTTTCTAATAAAGTCGACTTCTCCCCTAGGCGAGCTGAGGCTAACGCGGCTACGACCTCGTTCTCATGTACTAGTAGCCCTTTCATCCCCGCATCTGTTTTGGCTAGTGCCGGTATTAGTTTACCCTGCTTTTCAGAGCGTTTCATAGGGGTATCCACCCCTAGTCGCTCTAGTAAATCACTAAATTTTTTACTGGACATTAAATCTTTGCGATCTACACCAAGTGATTCTAATGCCCCCGCTTTCACATTTCGTACACGAGTTAATTCAGCGGATATCATTTCTGCATCGAGGGTCAGGCACGGTTCAGTAAACATTCTAATTGTGGAGTCAATAACCTGTAGTTCACTACTTGGGATATCTGTTAATAGGTGTTTAGCAATTTCAAAGGTTAGCCGCGAATCATCTAGGCAACCTTCTGTTAACATTTTTTCTGTTTCTGGATCAAGCACTCGTTTTCCCCGGAAAGCGTTATAAGTTATTGTTTTCTCTGGTAAATCATAGTATTCACACAAAGCGCTTAGACTTTTGCTCTTTAAAAATTGCAGTTGTGCCCGCGCCATGGATAGGGTGCAACCCCAGTATTTTGGATATAGCCCGTAGTGGTGAGACAATATCAAGCCGTCGAAGTGTGCATGGTGTGCGATAACAAAATCATCCATGTATGGCTCTAGGTTTTCCTTGATATCCTTTGTATAAACCTCTTGAGTCCCATCATCACAATAAACAGACACGCAGTGTGTTTGAAAACGGGGATCGCGGACATACGCTTCTGTCGTCATTCTTTTCAGTGAGTACTCACTGTCAAAATATGTTTCAAAATCTATGACTGTTGTTCTATACATCGAGCTTAGCCCCCACTATTACACTGACCTCATAGTATTTATATCCGTCGGCCCTTTCATCTAATCATTGGGTCTACTAGTAAATCTCCCAAATCATCAAAAACGCCATATACTTCGTCGGTGTCAAGACAAAGATACAAACCTATAACATCATACGGATCAGTCGTGTTAAGGCACGTATTTTTTAATTTTATACAACATTTATTATCATACATAAACACAGTCCCCACTCTTAAATCTTTGAATTTTATAAGTTTTCTTTTACGTTTAAATAATTTACCTATGAGCGATTTAATCATCATTTTCCCCCTCTGGTTTATTAAATTCTGTATACGCTGTGGTTGCGTTAGGGTGACGTTTGAAAATACTATCAACAATTGCCTGTAAATTATCCCGTATAGCAGCAAGTTTTGCTTTGGGTGGGCGGTCGTCTGTCAGTTTCTCTTGCATCATAGCGTCCCGCAGAACTGCTAAAGAAGCCATCGCCTTAGTTATGTGTGAAATGCCAGAATCTATATCGATATCCTCACCCTCCCACCACTGCATAATATGTCCTATAGCAGCGTCAACATACACAGAAGCGCGTACCCCGGAAACTCGGTAATTATGCCTCCCGTACTTCCGCGCACCCTCTAGCATTGCTGCGCCGAGTTCTGCTATTACTGTCAAAGGTATAGTTGTAAAGACTCGCCACTTTTTCGTACCTACAACGTCTTTTGGGTTAGTGTCTTTAAAAGTGCGATCATGTTTCGCACCTATTAATTTATCACGGCTAAGCAAGGAAGACATACCACAACTCCCTGAGTTTGGACACCGCTTACACTTGTTTTCTTGGGTTGATACTTCGCTTATAAGGTCGTGTACACCATTATTAACGGTTGACCACCATACACCCTCTTTCGTGTAAGAACGTCCATTACCACCCCCAAATGAATACACCCCATCACCAGTAACAGACACAATTGTTACTATTTCCCCGCTACGTGACTTGTATGTTTTACCTACTTTTAATTGTATTATTTTTTTGTCAGCCATCTTATTTACCCCTCTTTACCCGTTTCTTTTTACCATACCGGGACAAGACTAGTTGGACACTTGGATTCTTTAAACTGATACCCACCATATATTCGAAAGAGTTTTTCATTTTTAATTTTTTACACAGTTTAAAGTATTTACGTTCTAATTTATCGTATTCAGAATCCGGTATCTCTAACTCTTTATGAAATTTTTTAGCTATCATTTCAGGACAGTAGTACATTAATCTGTATTCAAGTAATTTCCAGCTTAATGTAATACACCTTGCTTCTTCTTTAGTTTGTACATGAGGGGCGTTATACATTTCCTTCCTCCCTTACTTCTCGTAATAATACGCTAGAATTGACCCCTAAGTCTACACAATCCGAGTCTGCCCGTGTCTTATCGTTTATTTCCAGAATGCAACCTATACAATCTTGTATTGTATCATCGAATTCAGAATTGCCTAGTCGCCGCTCCCGTAAGCAGAATAAGAGACATTCAAAGTATTCTGAAAGTTTAAGTATGGTATGTTCAAATGTTGTTACCTCTGTAAACAACTGATCCCGTTCGCGGCACTTATGCTCTATTTTAAACATCACATTTTTTAAGTCGGGGTGGTTGCGCTTTATCAGCCAAGGCATGTCCCCCGTTTCATATTCGTATATATCATGCCATAGTATTTTCCTCAGTGTTTCCATGCCCATTTCAGGGTATAAAATGAGGGCTATTGACACAACAAAGAATTGATGTTCAGCATTATTTTGTATGTGTATCGATTGCCTAGTATGATATCTTTTTATAAGGCTGCCTCGTGTAATTACATTTAATAATTTATATGCTGGTATTGTCATATTTTACACCTCTTATCGAGCAATGAAATAAAACCCCGTCAATGGATCAAAAGTGTAGTCCCCTGCGCTTTTCGCCTCTTTCTCTGTAACCTGTTCAAGGTATCCTAATGTTGCACGCGACCCTGTTTTTGTAAATTGTATATGTGCAATACGCATACCACAACCTTGTTTATGTGACAATATTAATACGGTATCTTGATCCTCGATTAATTGCATACATTGATGGTATTCTTTCTCATTAATTATAAAGTTAGGGCTTGTCTTTCCTGCGTAACACCCCTCTAGTTGTTTGAACCCTATACCACATGCATTTAAATGGTCTATCGTTTCTTGGATATTTAAATCTGATTCAAATATAATATATCGTTCCCGGTCAAACATAGTGTGCACCTCCCCTTGTTAGAGTTATACTCCCTCATTTCCTCATGATACGTTTTTACACAACTCCATACCACCTTACAATATAGGTCTGACATTATAACATCACCGTATGCATTTATTGCTTCAAAGTGTCTAGAGTTCTTATTCCGCTTAATCATAATCATAATTTACACCTTTTCTTTTCCTCGCACCATGCGAATATACCCATCGTTGTATTCTTTAATGAACAAGTCCCGTTCCATTGTGTCAGGAAAGCGTATATCTTTTATACGGCGCGTGCCGTAGCTCATATAACTTATTTTCCTTTTTCCATGTGGATATATTTCTTTATATTCTGCGCGGCTAAAAAGCTCATTATAACCCCCATATAACATGTTTAATCTTTTACACTTTTTCATAACACGGGTATATGTTGTTGACCGCAACGGGACATCTTTAAATTGGAAATTCATTACCTAATACCTCCTGTTTAGCTGTTTTGCTTTCTGATATGCGACGCTCGCGCCCATATACCATGTTATTATCTTACCAGTTAATATCTCGTAAATTTCAAAGTGGTTGTTTGCCTTATTATGTCTTACAGCGTGCATTTATTTAACCCCTAAATTCCCTTTTTTGTGTTATCGACAGGTTGCGGAATAAACAGGGCGTGCCATCTACAACGCTAACAGTATCATGTGGGGCGTCCATTCTATGGGCCACCCATTGCTGCCCCTTAACCCAACTATCAGAATACCCTTGGATTTTCCCGTACACTTTTATATGTTGATAGTCAATTGGCAGTTGGTGAGCTCTTAACATAACTTAGTCCCCCGGTTCAAAGTCAATTTTGTTTAACTCGCCCATTGCTAAATTTCGGAATAGCAGCGTCGCAAGTGTTTCGCTGCTCAAGCTGTTCATATCGAAACCGAATTCAATTGTGATTGCAATAGATTCTTTTAGACTCGGATCGTGCTCTGTTAAGAATTTTATAGCATTACCATCGTATATTATGTCGTGTTGATCTATATACATTTGCAGGGTGTCATAGGTTATATGTTCCCCTTGGCTGGCTAGAAAAATAGTATCAATACACTCTTTTAGAAATTCTGTACTTCTTACTTGATCTAATACTTGTTCACAGTTTGACATGTTTTTAATCCTCCATAATTTAAGTATCTCATACCTAGGTTAACAAAGGATTAAGCAATTCGCCAGTAACACCATATCCCGTCAGTTTTTCGGCGCACTATTTTAATCCCTATCCGGTATGAAACATTATATGGTGCCCTTGAGGGATATTCAAAGCAGTCGCTTATTTTTAGGGTTTTCATAAATGCAGTTAAACCTTCACGCTCTGGAATAGGTCTGTTGAGTATTTTGATTAACATTTTGTTTCCCTTATTTATTCAGTTTATCATTTTAGTATAACATAGGTGGTGAACATGTGGAAGTTTATATTGTTCCCAAAATGAACGGAAACTTTTAGTCCTTGATATTGTTGATTAATCCGTACTTGTTTCCAAACTTCTCTTAAAGTTCACCTTTAAGAAAACGGTGTACATTATTGATATTATTGAATAAAAGATGGTAAATAGCAAAGTTCCCTGATTTACGTCATATAGAGAGAGGGAAATAGACAAAAAGACACAGACTCACACACGAAAAGACGTTTTTAGAGGCACACAGAGAAAAACGGAAACAATACACTATATACTATATTTTATATTTTTATTGTTATATATCATAGAGTTAAGGGGTATAGACTTGTTCACTAGAATCGGTAAACTTTCGGAAACTTAGTGAAGAAACTAGTTAGTTGAATTTAATTGACAGATATATTGACTATTGATATGATAGGGTTATGAGTCATAACATTTGAAAGGATAGCGCATGTTTAAGAAAGTAAATACAAAGATGCCGAACGATCCACAATATATAGGATTGACGGAGTTTATGAGGACATTAGAAATAGAAGATCGGTTTGAGTGCAATTGTGCAGGAGTGTATCAAATAGCAAAACAAATAGGGATAAAGGTGCGTCGCAGGACAGTTGACGGAGTGGTGATAGTTCAAAGAATTGGTTGACACTTTATAATATATATCATGGAATGTGGTGGGGCTGTCGTGATTAAGGAGTTCTTAATTTGTTCCCCACCACAATCTATACACTACGAAATTATATTTTATAAATTTACCTTTTATTAACCTTTACATGGTATTCTAAAGATATGAAGCAAGCAATAATCGAATCGGTGGAGGTTAAAATGTAAATTCGGATCATGGTAAATCATAATCAGCTTATAAGCCGGATATAAATCAAGTCCGGCTTATTTGTTAACAAATAATTTACCTTTGCATGTTATTCTAAAGATAGAGGGAGAATAAATCATGACATTAGCATTTATTATTTTTGTGTTTTATGTGACATGGGGGTGCAACGAATGAAACAAATACTCAAAACAATTATTATGTTTTTAATTAAAAAACACCGCAAGTGCGATACAACTCAATTTTATGATGGAGAATGAATGATATGGAATGTGTAATTGAAGCTTGTAACTGGTATTTAAGAGGTGACATGACTTTTGCAGAAGTTGAGTGTATTGCACGCGTAAATCAAATGATGGTAGTCTTATTACCTAATGACTGGATACTAGTTCACAACCCCGATGGGCATCCAATAAAATCAGTTGCCTGAAAAAACACTGTTTTACAAACACTCATATTTTATTAAGGGCATCTATTATTTAGGTGCTCTTTCTCTGTGTGCTCATGTGCTGGCTGCGTGCGGTGTGCTGGGCAATGTCTTATTCTGCTAACTTGGGAAACGACTCAGTACGGGGGTGGGCGGGTAATAATTTTATCCCTCCTCCCTCAAAGTGCGCCATATTTTCGTTTTTTATAATTTATTGTTATATATCAGTATGTTACTATTCTAGGGGGGGGCGAGTTCCTTCACACCTGTTTTCGGCATTAACCCTTTGATTTTATTTGTGTTTAAGGTGATTCCCTCGGAGTAACTCAATGAGTTACCAAAACTTCCCGATCGGGTACATTCAGTTGCATAAAAAAATCGTGCGACTTAGTATATTCCTGTACGGGCACTTATAACGCCTGTATCCCATTATTCTTGAACTATATTCCTGAACGGGAATGTCTTCTCCCGCTTACCCCGGCTACTATGCCACCCACCATTGTGTAGGCTACATCGCTTCTGCCCCTTTAAAGGGAACCTCTTACATAACTTACCCGGATGCTTCTTACGCTTTGCATTGCACCTGCCTTCGATGTATCCGTACCGTGTACTGAACTTATCCACTGTTGTTCACCCCCTAGTTTCACTGTTAAAAATGTCAAGTGCCTGTTTTTCAACCAAACGACTATATAGGTCTCTAAGAAGTGCAATTATCCTTCTGTAATAATACCCCACCAGTTTATGATTACCCTCTAATACGGTGTCTTCCACCGCAATAATCGCCCTTGGTAACTCTAGTTCTACTATTTCCACAATAGCACAATTTGTCACAGGTAACTGTTTAGTGTGCTGTATTATTTCACGCGCGCTGACACACAGGTTTTCAATCTTACACATCGTATTTCTCTGATTTGATTACACTAAGAGAGAGTCTTCCTGTTTCTGGCTTGTTTTGATACTCAATTTCAGCACATAGAGTATACATTAGCTTAACCATACTTGGGCGCAAGTTAATTTGTGCTTTTTTATAGGTGAGGTCTTTCCCAAAAGCATCAATAATAATTGCTTGTATTATGCGCACCGCACTTAACGCTTGGTCTTCTGTCACTTGTTTTGCCATAATGTTCTCCTCCCTATGTTTCATCAGTGTTAGTTGTTCCAACTTAACTAACGAGAGTTGGTATTTTCGTTAGTTCCTCCCTATGTTGCCGATGAGTGTTTTTTGAGATCGTCAATTAACAGTATAAGAACACCAATAACAGTTGGCAGGGGCATATTCGTCGCGCGTTCAAATATGACCTCTAGTAATGCATCTTGCAAGCTAGCCGCGCGTTGGTCCCCCTCATAGAGCTTTTGAACTTTTTTCACTTTTGTGCTCCTATTTTTTGATGAGTTCATCCCAGTATGGGGCGAATGGTGTGATGTAGAGTGTGTATTCCCGCCCGTCCGTGAATGTTAGCACACAGTATACGTCTCTATCGTGCATTTTACAGCTAAAAGATTTTGTCTCGCACCCACGAAAATCGTCGGAGTATTTTTCATCGAACTCAAACGACTTATCCCACCTGTCCATATCCGCGCATTCTTCTTTCCATGCCACGATAGTTTTCTGTTTTGCTAACTTCTTGTTTATCATATCTTTACTCCTACTGTAGCTCAACTACCGTAACCTCTACTCGCGGGTTTTCTCTGTCTACCCCCATGTGGTTCCAAATTTCAGATACTACTATCTTCCAATTATCGTCCTGTATAACTCCCTGCTTGGTGAGGTAGTCAGTCACAGCCTTCAAATAATTCTGACCATCCCGGACACGTTTATCTGGGAATGCGAATGTGTATTCGATCGCTACTTCATTGGATAATCTGAGCGACTCCAGTTCTGGGCAACTTCGCAGCCATTCTTTATATTTCTTCGACGGAAACCGTTTTTGTTTTGACCCACCCCCGAATAAGCTGTTAACACTCGGGGGGAATGGTAATGTAAATTTGTGAATTATCATGAGCGCACCTCCATAACCCTCATTATACCATTACTACTTGCGTCGTGTCAATGGGTGTGCTAAAGTTAAATAGTGGGTGCAACAAGGAATTACGACCCCGGATGTCCCTGCGGGAGCATACTACCGGGGTTAAGCTTCTTTATAGGGGATATTATGAGTAAATATAAGCCGGCTATCGTAGAAGAAGAGCGCCGCAGGAGGATAGATGTCGCACTGTGGGCGTATGCTTACGAGCTCATGGATGACCCTCTAGTATCGGATGGGAGATTCGACCAAGAATGCTATAAAGTTGATCTATCAATAAACACAGGCAACAAAAAGATGGACGACTGGTTCTGTAAAGAGTTTGATCCTTGCACTGGTCGCTGGATATATTCGCACCCGGAGTTACATAAGATCGACGCATTATATCATAGAGTTAAAGGATACAATAATGAAACAATGCAAAAACAGGCGTAGGAGCAGACACGCTAGAGAGCTTAGAACTCCGAGATATAAAATGCAAGTAGTCCCAGATAAGAAGAAAGATAAAGTATGGCTCTTGCGGAATAGACCTTACCCAGACTGGGAGGAGGTCTAGTGGCGGATGATAGAGTATATGGGGGCGAGGAAGAGGAAATTCCTAGGCAGGCGGGCGTATGGAAAACCGCTATGGAACACAATGCCCGGGAGAAACGGGAAGCCCTTTTAGAACGGTTTTTTAAGGATCGCTACCTCGCGCACACTTTTTTATTCGAGGGTAGGAAGAAAAATGTATCACCAGAGTTTCATTCAGACATACTGAACCTATTTTATTCTACTTCGCAATATGCCCTTGCAGAAGCGTTTCGGGGCGGGGCGAAGTCTACTCTTGTTGAAGAGTATGCCATATTATCAGTGCTTTTCCGGGAGTTTAAGTTCGTTATCATTATTGGCAACACCCATGAGCGCGGGTGTGAGCGTCTAGCTGCTATTAAATACGAACTAGAGAATAATGAGCTTCTGATTGAATTATTTGGGAATCAAGTTGGACCGATATGGTCTCAAGATACAATCGTTTTAAATAATGGGGCGCGGATACAGGCATTTGGTGCGAGGCAATCTCTGCGTGGAGCGAAAACAAAGCAGGGGGATCGCCCAGATTTAGCTATCGTAGATGATTTAGAAGATGAGGACATGGTATTAACTGAGTTGGCTCGACATAAATCACGCAGGTGGTTTGACGGCTCCCTTTTGCCTGCACTAACCCCAGATGGCAAAGTAAGAATGGTTGGTACTCCATTGCACCCGAAAAGTCTCTTGGAAGAAAAGCGGAACGGGGGGCTTTGGAAATTTATTATCATCCCGATCTGTTATATTGAGGGCGAAAAAGAAGTTGCATCATGGTCAGATAGATTCTCAATGAAATGGGTAAATGATCTTCGGCAAAATTATACAAATGCCGGGGCGATTACGGAGTTTGAACAGGAGTACATGTGCAGGGCTGAGGACTTAGCCGGTAAACCATTTCAGCCTGACATGTTTACACAAGGCACAGCCCCACCCGGATACTTCCCGGTAGAAATTATGGTTGATCCTGCGCGTACTACAAACACCAAGACAAGTGCAAGAACTGGATACGCTGTATGGACTTGGATTGAAAACGAACTTTGTGTGTTAGAAGCATATGGTGCGTTTCACAAACCAAATGAAATTATTAATGAGATATTTAAACTAAATGAGAAGTATAACCCTGTCAATCTAGGAGTTGAAGCAGACGGACTTGAAGAGTTTATCATGCAACCCTTGCGGAATGAACAAATTAAGAGGGGGGTGTCTATCCCGTTATCACCCCAACGGGCACCAAAGGACAAGATACAATTTATATCATCCCTACAACCATTCTATATGGCGGGGGATGTCACCCATTGTGACGACTGCAAAGACCTTGAACATGAACTACTAAATTTTCCAACTGGGCGGTGTGATGTAGTTAACGCGCTGGCATATGCACCTAAAATGCGGGCGGGAAAACCAGTGTACGAGGATTTTGGGCCCCAACATGTAATAAATGACCTAAAAATAAGCCCGCGCAGCCCACGTTATTTAGCCGTATCCGCTACCCCATCTATGACTGCCGCAGTACTATTACAATTCCGGGAAAACAACATATATGTCATACAGGACTGGTGTAGAAATGAACCCGCGATAGAAGCGTTACCAATTATCATACAAGAGGCTACGTTGGCTGGTGGTGAATTTATCGCTATCGCCCCCGCCGAACAGTTTGATAAATATAGGAATAATGGGATACCCGGAGTGTTTCGCGGGAAAAATAACAAACTAATTCGGGGGCACTTAGCTTCACAATGTATTGGGAGTTTAGTCGCCCGGCTTAAAACAGTTAACAAGCGCAGACCCGCGTTTCAAGTGTCTCAAGACGCAATGTGGACAGTGAATGGTATGGCGCGGGGATACGTGCGTAAATTGCAACCAACTGGCAGTTATGCTGAACTCCCTGAAAAAAATCACTACTCACTTGTACTTGAAGCGATTGAGTCCTTTGCTGGATACATAAATAGTGGTATGATAGAGGGGGATGACGAGTTAACGCGGGCGATAACATCGACAGGGCGGACATATTTTTCTACCCTACCAAATAGGAGCGAGTAATGGATGAAAACGTAATAGCTGACGAGCTTGTAGAGGATATTGAAATTGCACCAGAGTTTGAGGACTTTGTAAATTTGTCAGAAGAACAGGATGAAATTTCTGACGTACCAGATATGCCAAAGTGTGAAGATCGTACAATTCAATGGATGGATGATACAGATGTAAAGAGTGAGCTTACAGACCTTTACCCCGGTATGATATCTGGGTTTGATGATAAGACAGATCAGACGCAAGTCATTGAGCGTGCTTATGATATTTATAACTGCATATTAAATGAAAATCAGATGTATGTTGGTGATAGTAAAGTGTTTTTACCAATCGTGCATGATGCAATTGAGGCACGTGTTACACGGTTTAGCAGTGCGATATTCCCACAGACGGGGCGATACAGTGAAGTTTTAAGTAATGACGGAGAAGTGCCGTATGAAACAATGGCTGTCTTAGATCATTATGTTGAACGATGTAAATTGAGAGACTTAATTGTCCCAACTTTAATTAGATCAGGTGATATTACTGGACAATACTCGTTATTTGTGCACTGGGTAAAACGGGATCGCCACACGATTAAAAAAGTACAAGCCCCTGTAATGGAAGATGAAATGGGGGCTGTACCCGGTGCGGGGGGTGTGGAAGATGTTGTAGCGGAGACTGTAGACGATAGCCGCCCAGATGTAATGGTATTAGACGCACGAGACTTGTTAATCCTCCCCGCTTCTGTTGATGAAGTCGATGACGCCGACGTAGTAGCTGTGGCACTGCGCATGTCAAAAGGGCGCGTACAAGAAATGATTGATAGTGGGGAGTTTGAAGAGGAAGCTGGCAAAGAAGTCCTTGAAAATATGAACCAGTATGAGAGTAAAGAGTCAGACGCGGACAAAAAAAATCTTAATGCTGCGGGAATTAAGATGGATTCTAATGGCAGTAAGACTGCGTTAATATATATGATATGGACAAAACTGTTGATAGATGGGAAACGGCGTCGTTGTGTCGCATACATGGTAGGGTCGAACACGGTGTTATCTTGCAAGCGGAATCCATATTGGTCGGACCGCATCCCGGTTATTACACAGGCGGCACTAAAACTAAGTGGATCAATTTGGGGGAAGAGTCGTGTTGAGCCAGTTGAAAAAGCACAGTATGGCGCAAATGATGCGTTTAACATGGGACAGGACAGTATTAAATACGGGCTTATGCCAGTCACAATCGTAGACCCGCAAAAATTCCAAAAGGTATCCAGTGTAGTTTTGACAATGGGTGCACTTTGGCTTGGAGACCCAACGGGGGTCAAGGTTGTCCAGTTCCCAACAAACTGGAATGAAGCTGAGCGGGTTGTGGAAGTATGTCGCGCTCAGATATTACAGTCACTGGACACAAGTCCGGCTATGATTTCAATGGGTAATGCAGGTAAAAGACCTACAGCAGCACAGATTAGCCAAGAGCAGCAAGTATCGATGGAGACTACGGCAGATGTCGTCACCATCTTAGAATCTACTATATTGAATGAACTGTTGAGATGGTTTTATGAGTTAGATTACCAGTATCGGGATAAAGACATGTTTGTCCGCAGGTTCGGACCAGTTGGGTTACAAGCGGAGATGCAAGCAGTACCCCCATCGGGAGTTGATACCCAGTATACATTCAAGTGGTATGGTACGGAGGGTGTAAAATCTGCACAACAAATTCAGCAAATGATCTCTTTGCTGAATGTCATAACATCACTTCCGCCGGAAATGCTTAATGGTCGTAAGATTGATGCCGGTCCGATTATTGAACAGGCTGCGAACGCGACGTTTGGTCCGAGAGTTGCCCCGAAAGTATTAATTGATCAATCACACCAACTTACTATTGATCCAGAAACAGAGAATATGATGCTTGGACAAGGGTTTAATGTACCAGTAGGACCAATGGATGATGATGTGGCACATACTAAATCTCATGCAGCTGCGGCGATGGAGACAGGGGACATACACAGCACCATTAGACTACACTTACAAGCACATAGCCAAGCTATGCAAATGAAAGCCACCGGTGCAGGGGGAGGGATGATTCCTCCACCACAGGGGCAACCCGGGGCACCCCGCCCCGGCGGACAGGCTCAGGCACCAACCGGAGTGCAAAACCCGCCGGGGGCTATTCATCCAGATCAGATGCAAGGAGAAATGCCACGAGACAGGGGGGAGGTAATATAAAATTTGACATTTGTAAAAAATGTTGTTACTATAAAAGAATAGCGAGGTGACTTTCCGTAAGAGAGTTGTTCGAGTTGTAGTCGTTAATTACAGGAGCAGATAAAAATGGAAGATCAGATTGGTGATGGAGAGATTGTTGAACCAAATGAAGAGATTGCAGAAGTTGATGAAGAGACTATTGAACCAAATGAAGAGATTGATGAAGGAACTAATGAAGAGACTAATGAAGAGGTTAGTGAGATTGATGAAGAAGCTGATGCGGAACTTGGAAAACCAGTTAGTCGCGCTCAAAATCGCATTCAAAAATTATCTTCTGATCTTAAAGCAGAACGTGCTGGGCGGGAGAAGTTAGTTGCAGAACATGCTACAGCAAAAGCACAACTTGATGCTTTACAACAACAACAACGAGATAACGCTGCACAAGTTGAACAGCGAGCCGAAGAGGAGCGCCTCGCATTACTTGACCCAGAGGACCGGGAGCTATATAATGCTAAACAGCAAACCAAGCATCTTGAATATCGACTCCAGCAATTGGAAATGGAGCAGCGAGACTCTCGTGATCGCACAGAGTTCCATGCCAAGGCTGCACACGATGAAACATATGGAAAGTATGCCAAACAAGTTGAGGATATGTACCAAGAGGGGTTCCGACGTGGGGTGGTTGCACCAAGAGAAGATTTACACAGTCTTATACTCGGTCAGGAGCTTAAAAAGAACGCGCAAGCCAACACTCCAGCAAAAAAGGCTGCCGCAAAAAAACGAGTTGCTGCTGTCACATCAACATCTACAAATGCAAGAAGTGATGTGCGTGGATCAAAACGTGGTAAAACCGCGGAAGAACGACTACTTGGAGTAGAAATATGATTGTGGGGGCATGGTGTCCCTACTAAAAACTAAACTTAGGGAGACACTGTAATGTCCTTAACTAACCCATCCGCCAACTTTTCTTCTGATATTGAAAACTATATTCAGGAAAAGACAATGCCACTTGTCCAACGACAACTGGTAGCATATCAGTTTGGGGACAAATTAACTCTCCCAAAAGGTCGAGGCACTACTTACACGGCTTCCCGGTATGATCGAGTGCCACTGCCATTTTCACCACTATCCGAAGGTGTTCCACCTGCTGGTCAAGCCCTTTCACTTGCTCAAGTGTCAGCAACAGCCCAGCAATGGGGGGATATTATCACTATCCCGGACGTAGCTAAGTTTACAATCAAGCACCCACTATTTGATATAGCTATAGAACGACTGGCTACGCAACAAGTAGAAACAGTTGAGCGTAACACAATGAACGCACTAATGGCGGGCACACAAGTAAACTTTGTTAATTCTCGTGGGTCGCGGGACGCGCTTATAGCTGGGGATGTTATGAACACCCATGAAATTAATCGCATGGTTGGTGCCCTACGTACCATTGGCGCACCAGAATATCTAGGACAAAAGGAAGAAAGTGCAAAACTCGCAGTGGGTAAGGCATCTAAAGCTTCGGCAAGTCCAGCAGGGCATGCACACTACGTGTCAATTGTGCACCCACTTGTAGAACAGGATTTGCGTGAAGACACCAAAGTGCAAACAGCATGGTCATACAGTGACATAAACCGCCTATACAATAATGAGCTCGGCGAATGGGGTGGTATTCGTTTCACCCGCTCCAACATGATCCCAACTGTAACGGGCGCGGCTACTGTATCTGCGTCTCCGGTTACATCTGGTGGGGCATTGGCAGATGACACATATTACGTTAAGGTGACAGAAGTCGACCCAATCACGCAGTATGAGTCTATTGTGCACCAAGTATCTGGTGGCGTGGTCTTGTCCGGTGGTTCCGGTGCGGGTTCCATCACGCTGACAGCACCTACTACTACGGGTGGCAAGACTTGCAACGTGTATGTCTCTGCGGCTACAACTACTCTCACTCTAGGTAAAAGTGTTCTTGGTCCGACGACTGGTCCAATGGCAGGACAGGCAATGCAAATACCTTCTGGTTCGTCAGTAGTTATTACCGATCTGGGTGTTGCACAAACTCCCCCAGCTGCACCCGCCACTGGTGTTACATCTATTCCAACCTTTATCTTTGGTCGGAATGCCTATGGCATCGTGATGTTAGATGATGTTAAGTTTATCTATCTTGGTAAAGCAGATAAGGTAGACCCGCTTAATCAGTTGCGGAAAGCCGGGTGGAAAGCAATGTACGGCACGATTATACTTAACCAAAACTTCTTTGGACGTATTGAATCTACAACAGCATTCAGTACGGCGTTTGGTTAAGCACTATGGTAGGCTGCAAGGCGCACCCTTTGTAGCCTACCACCCTCTCATTTAAGGTGTGTTAAATAGGAGAAACACAGTGTCTAAAAAAGAAAAAGATGGTTCAGATACCATGTTAGAACCTACTATGATTGCTGGTGACCCTGAAAAAGACGTCGGGCTTTCAGAAGACGAAAAAAAGGCTATTGAAAAAGTAGTTGAAAAAGAGTTGCTGGCTGCTGATAAACACAAGCAACGCGCAGACTATAAAGCGAAAGTCGTAGCCGAGAAAAAAAGGAAAAAACTATTTAGAGATGCTAAACCCGGAGAGGCAAAAGATGGGCTTGTGCCTATATTCGTTGATTTGCCCTCAGTATCCGAGTGTATTCGGATAGACGGGACAGCATTTTATCCGGGTAGGACATATAATGTACGCCCTCCTGTCCGAGAACTTATTTTAGAGATGATGGGTCGTGGCTTAGATCATGAACACTCACTAAACGGGAAAACGGCGGTAGAGAACCGTTTTCGACAAAAAGGCATGAGCCCAGCTATAACATTTTAACCAACAAAGAGGTGCGAAAAATGAGAAAAGAAGACATAGGATATATTTTTGGTTTGGTATCTGACCTTGGGAATGGTCGTCAACTTTCTATTAGCGGGAACTTTCCAGAAGGGGCTTCTGTAGAATCCATGAACATTGAGGTTGACAAGTTACGTAGGGTAGTTGACCGTCAACAAGCCAAATCGGCATCACGTGGTGCGTCGGATGAGATCGAAGTTTTAGCACTTAGAAAAAAGGGTGCTATTGACGACCTAACCAAGATAGACGCTAAAGCGGAGAGTAGGGGATTATCGAGTGCTCAGCGGCAACAACGAGAAGCTGCTATAGCGCACATCGAAAGAATGGGGGAGGATATTGAGTTTAAACAAAAAGTTCTTAACCGACTGGAAGAAGAGGCTAAATAACTATGGCACTTACCGCTAGTCAGATAATTACCCGCGCTTGTACGATAGCCAAAGTACCCGGTTATGCAGTACAGGCGGGGGTTTATCTGAATATGTTATTAAGCACAGTGTGTCAAGAGTACAACTTCGATCATATTAAAAAGTCACAGATCATAACTTTTAATGGTGGCGCCGGATATGATCTAAACTCAGACCACTTACGTACAAAAGAAGTTTTTTATAATGTAAATGGGACAATTTTTTACCTATTTCAAATTCCCGTTGAGACATACCACGCGCTGTTTGCAGGGGAAGGTGTATCAAATTACCCGGAAAAGTATGCAACGGATGTTTCTACAGACCCTAATACGATTTTATTTTATCCCCCACCGTCTATCGCGCAGAATGTCACAGTTAACTATTATCCAGAAATGCCGGAAATTTCGTCTCCAGAGACCAGTTCTGACGTACCTTGGTTTCTTAATCAAGAATACCTCATTCGTAAAGTCGCTGCGAATTTGATGTTAGAGACAGATGATGAGCGCCAACCATTGTTTGAAATGCAAGCGGAGAAGATGCTTAGTAAAATTCTTACGATGGCAGATGATAAAGAGGGTTTCTCTAATACAATTAAATTTAGTCGGGAGCGTTTTCGGTCTGGGATAAGCGCCGGTCCGAGTAAATCGTCTCCTTTGTGGTGAACGATGGCAAACAGGAAAATGCAACCGTTCCGATTCAACCCCAGAAGTGTAGTTGACGCACTTGATGGCGGACAGGTTCAGCCGGGTGGTTGTTCCGCACTTACAAACCTCGTATTTGATAGAGTTAACCCAGCTACTTTAGAGTGTCGCCCAGCGGCAACAGAGGAATATGACTTCGCCGGTATAACTACACCGACACACGTTTCTATTGCTTATGTAGTTGGGGACATTTGTTACGGATTTATCGGATCAGCAGCGGTTGCAACTTATGACCAACCATTTGCTTATAATCTAGCGACCAGTACACTCATAACAGTCACAGGCACTCAAGATAGTACCACCCTCCCCTTAACACAGGGTACGACCGGGATGTGGGCACCTCCTACAATGGCATTAGTTGGTGTGTTGTTATATGTAACGCATCCGGGATTTACAGGTGGTGCTACAGCTTATTTTGGATGGTTTGACACAACAGATCCGACAGCACCAGTCTGGCACGCGGGGAATACTACAACGACACTGTTGCCCACTGTACCAACTGCGGTAGCACAATTTAATAACAGGGCGTGGTTAGCATGTGATAATGTCCTTTATTTTACCGACGCCCTCACTACAACAATTTCTGATGCTACACACATTTTAACTATTGGCGATTCAATTGGAATAACAGCTATCGCACCACAACCCCTCATAACTACAGTTCAGGGCATAATACAAAGCCTGTGTGTTATGAAGCCGGCAATTGTTGGTCTTATAACAGGGGACGCAGTAGACGGCACTCTGGCAATAAATATAATCAGCAGTAGTGTTGGGACATCTGCCCCGCGTACCGTTGCTCCGACGCCTAAAGGTTTAGTATTTATGGCGGAGGATGGTATTCGGCTACTTGGTCAGGATGGAGTATTAGGTAGTCCATATGGGGAGTTTAAGGTACCATTTACAGAAGCATTAACTCCCTCGCGGGCATCCGCAGCATATAACAATGGTATTTATCGAATTACAGTTCAAAATGGACATAAAAATGGAAACCCATACGAAGAGTATTGGTTGGATTTAATGGCAGGTGGTTGGACAGGACCTCACACTTTTGTGCAAGACGTGGTTTACCCATACGAGGACACGTTTGTAGCCTTTTGGAAAGACACTGCCCCAGCACTCCATATCTCAGATGTTACACAGAGTGGATCGTCTACATTTACCGAAGATGGGTCAGCACTTACATTTTTATATCGGACTGCGCCCTTATCTGATGGTGGTGGTATGTATGAGGGTAGCGCGTGCCTATCTGTAGTTGACATGCAGCTCCCCCATGTTGCCCAGAGCTATACGTTTGTCGCTTCTGATGTGAATCATGGCGTAATATCTACGGCTGCGGTTGCCACGTCGCTTACAGGTGCAGTATGGAACGGTTTTAATTGGAGTGAAGCGACATGGACTTCGGTGTCATACGGAATGGAACGATATAATATACAGTGGACAGAACCGTTAGTATTTAGTAGATTGGTGATACAGGCTACTGGTACGGCTATCGCTGGTTTTAAAATTGGAAAATTAGTAGTCGGAAATGAACCCCTTAAATATGTGAGAAAACTATAATGATTATTGGAACCCTAC